GATTGAATATCAGATGGTTAGTGGGTTAGTTAAATATAATGAGATATTCTCTTGGTGTGCTATGATACTTGAGTTTTACGTAGGCTCTCAGGTCGCAAAGGGATGAACTATACTACTGACATAAACGAGTTTAAGCGTAATGTAATATTAGTGAACAAGTTAAGTAAGAAGTGCGCAGAAATTAAAGAAATGTATATACATCAAGGCTTGTAGAGGTTATGATGTTAAGTAACAAATTAACATAGGTTAAGTAAATGAAAGTAAATAAATGTATTTTAGTATTCCTTGGTGGTGTAACTATTAGTTTAGCGTCTTACGCCTTCTTTAACCAAATGATGCAAATGCCTCAACAAATGATGCAAATGATGGACACAACACAGCAATCAGCACAGCCTTGCGAGTGTCGGTGTATAACGGAGTGATGGATTATACATCCGTTTTAAGGCATAATAGTAGATAAGTATATTGGAGAAGATTTATGGGAACTAGCACAGTAGAACAAGGGGAAGAACTAGGTCTGGTTGTCCAGATTGAAGACGGTACTACCGGTCTTTATCCTCGCGCAATCGTTACAGATGATTCAGGCAACACCATCACAGGGGGCACAGTAGACTTAACTGCAGCAGGTAGTACTGGGATGTACTACAACGCAGGTACTGCATTGACTATGCCTAACAACGCGTTTGTAACAGCTACTTATATCATCTACACCGACTCAGGACACACTACAGAGTCTAGTGTGTATATGCGCTCTGCTGATGTATTTATGAGAGCAGGTGAAGTATCTGCAGATGTGACCAAAGTGAGTGGCTCATCGAGCGCAGCAGATAAATTAGAGGCTAACATCCTACTTACAATCGACGGCTCAGTTAATGATGCATCTCCAAGTACTACGTCCTTCGATACAAATCTAACAGACACTAGTACGGATGCTTATGTAAACAGAGAACTACATATGACTAGCGGTAATGCAGCAGGTGAGATTAGTAAAATTTCAGCATATAACGGAACAACTAAGGTGATTACACTAGACCCAGGATTAAGTACAACACCAGCTAACTCAGATACATTCACTATATTCTAGAGACAAATGAGCTCTAGACTAGGATTTCTCGGTTACGCCAGACACTCAAGATTTGATGATGACATCAATATCGAGGTTAGTCTAGCCGCACTACAGTTAGTAGGGCAAAGTTTAGACACTGCCGAAGAAGTTCTAGTAGACACTGCTACTATATCTTTAACTGGATATGGTACTTCACACGAAGAAACAGTACACATAGACTTAGCTACCATAGCACTAGCCGCACAAGATGTTAGTGTAGAGGGTACTGTAGATATTACGTTAGCAGCTCTTTCAGTAGCTACTAATAATATCACTCTAACTGAAGCTCCTAACGTAGACCTATATGGGGTTACTTTAGTAGCACAGAGTGCTGTAATAGAGCAGACTGTCAACATTGACTTAGCTACTATAGCTCTAGTAGGTAAGGATACTGAGCAAGAAGAAACCACGCATATAGACTTAGCTACTATATCCCTTACTGGGCATGATGTAGATAATATAGTAACTCTATCAGCGGCTACCCTTCAGTTCACTGGGCATGATGTAGATAATATAGTAACTCTGGCGCAAGGTGCGCTACAGTTAGCGGGGCACGATGTAGACAACATCATCACTCTACCTAACGGCGCGCTACAGTTAGTAGGGTATGATATATCTCTAGAAGAGGTAATCTCAGTAGCTACGGCCAGCTTACAGGCAGTATCTAAAGATATTACAATTGTACTAGATAGTAATATCACCTTAACAGGCATGTCTATGACTGGAACGGTGAGTAGCATAACTATCTGGACTGAGGTATCATCTAATGATACACAGACTTGGTCTAATATTAATACAGCAGATAGTGATACTTGGACAGAAGTAGCAACAGCAGATAGTGATACTTGGACAGAAATACCGGCAGGTTAACATTTAGGAGAAAGAAATGCCATCAACGTATACAGCCAATTTAGGATTAGAAAAACAAGCAGACGGAGAGAACTCCTCTACTTGGGGGCAGAAAGTAAATACTACTTTCGACTTAATAGAGGACGCTATATCCGATGTAGGCGCTATCTCAATGACAACCGACGCAGACAAAACACTGAGTAGTACAGACGGTGCTGCTGATGAGTCTAGAAGTGCGGTACTAGAAGTTACCTCTACAGTATCACTTACAGCGACTCGCTCGGTAATAGTACCTACTGCTGATAAAGTATATGTAGTTAAGAATGGTACCTCAGGCTCGCAGTCTATTACAGTTAAGACGTCAGCAGGAACAGGTGTTACCATTGGTAACGGAGAGAAGAGGTTTATATACTGTGATGGAACTAATGTAGTAGAGGCTGTTACAGCTATGTCTTCATTAGCGCTAGATACAGCTTTACCTCTTACTGAGGGAGGCACAGGAGCAACCTCCGCATCTGCTGCACGTACAGCTTTAAGCGCACAGCAGCAAGATGACATACTAGATGATTTAGCGGGCTTAACACAAGCCGCAGACAAGCTACCCTACTTTGATTCAACAACTACCGCAGCAACCACTCCATTGACTGCGTTTGCTAGAACTGTGTTAGATGATGCAGACGCATCGGCAGTTAGAACTACTTTAGGACTAGGTACCCTCTCTACTAAGAGTACAGTTACATCGGCAGAAATTACTAATGGTACTATCACGGGTACTGATATCGCAAATGACGTGGCATTGGGAGGTAGTCCAACTACAACCACACAGACTAGCTCAGACGATTCTACTAAGATAGCTACAACAGCATTTGTTAAGGACCAGCTAGCTTCTACAGCATTAACAGGAACACCTACAGCTCCTACAGCAGCTTCTGGAACTAATACTACACAAGTAGCTACAACAGCGTTTGTACAGTCAGCCGTAGACACAGATGTATCAACACACGCTGCTCTGCGTCCAAGCTCTACTGTGTATGGACACGCTAAAATGTATGTATCAGGTGGTGACCTTTACATAGTGACAACATAATGAGTATAAATTTCAACGGTACCAATATATCAGCAAGTGACAACGTGTACTTCAACGGTACTGCTATGGGAGCGGTATATTTCAACGGCACTAAAATCTGGAATAAAACACAAACATTAACAGACACAAGGACTTGGTGTATTGACCATTTCTTGTATGTTAAATATGACGGCAACGGTAATGTACAAATAGCGGGTGCTGAACCTAGTGGAAATGTACATACAGGACGAGGGGACTGTGGGGGATATGGCCAGGGCTGGTACACAGCAGTGAGTTTTACAGCTTCTGAGTGGACTAATGTCAGGATACAGGTAACAGGCTCATCTACTGGAGGCGGTGGTGGAAGTTATGATAATACAGTAGCGGCTACTTCTTCATTTGGACAGACGCAGGTAGGCTCTGCATACGGCAGTAACGGCGCGCAGCACCCTAGTATTTCAGTAACGGTAACATTGACATAGGTTAACAAAATGAGTTTATACGGATACGGAAACGGTAACAATCTAATTAACTGGGATTACTATAGGGTACCGGCAGACGGCAGACCTCTAGACTACCCTGCTCATCTACCTTGGCCCCCTCCGCCACAGGTCACTACTGTAGATAGTAGTGACGCTGTCAGTAACTATAAAGCTCCAGTAGACAATAGGTCAAATTACCAGAAGTTCTACGATTATGTAGATGGTAACGATAAGTTCTTCGGTGTGTCTGACCGCACCCTAACACAAGGGATAGGTGCCTTTATGCCAGGCGGGTTTATAATGGCGAATGATACAGACAGAGCTTACGGTGTTCCTAACTACTCCTCAGGAGTAGGTGCATGGTTAACTGGAACTGGAATAGTTGGAGATTGGGCAGAGAACAAATTAGGTGAGATGAAGCAAGGGGATGCTTTTCAGTCTAGGTATGGTAAGAACTACTTCGGACCGGGGTCTTTATATGCGTCTAATAGAGGACTGACGGGTAAAGCGCGTCAGGATGCTATTGATAAATTCACAGGATTGACTGGCGACCAGAGCATAACAGAGGCCACTAGAGCAGGAACTCATTTTACTGAGGACACGGTGGATTATCTAAACTCATTACCTCAAGCACAAGCAGACCATGAGATGAATACTTTAGGATTAAGTACGCTAAATGCTAAAGGAGAGGCGTATGCTAGGTCTAAAGATGATAAGGAGTGGGGCGAGCACCTGAAAAATGAGAATGCTGAAATAGATAGGCTTCAGGCAGCAGTAAACAAAGCTCAGCAGGCACAAGGGATTAATTCATTAGCTCAGAATAAAAATAACTTCGCGCAGAATACATTAGGCATCCCTTCAGCAGGTAGACAGCTTACTCAGCCTACTGATTTACAAAACTTAGGTACTACGGCTGTAGCAAATACAACAGAAGTAGGTAATATAGGTACTAGCGGCTACGGTGATAACATAGGCAGTACTTCTTCTACAGCCCCTGTAGCAGTAGACCCTGTTACAGGATATAGAACAGCCCCAGGGGTAGGATATGACTCATGGACTGAGTATAATCCTTCAACAGGAGAAAGAAGAACATATCACGGTTCTGGATATGACTGGAACAATGACTCAGGTGGCGACACTCCGGCTGGTCCAGGTCTAGACGGGGGCTATGGGGATGACTCTGATGACGGAGGCTATGGCTGGGGTTCTGATGACGCAGACAGCTGGTAGATTTAAAGGAGCTTTAAATGGCATTACAACCAATTAATTTCCCGCCAGGGATACAGAAGGAAAACACAGAATACTCTACCGAGGGATTTTGGTATGATGCAGATAAAGTACGTTTTAAATCAGGCAAGCCCGAGCGTATTGGCGGTTGGGTTAAGCATATTGCAGGTACTTTAGACGGAGTAGGGCGCTCTGTATTAGTATGGCGTGCTAATAACGGTATTATTAATACAGCCTACGGGACTCATAAGAAACTATATATCGAGCAAGGTGGTACATTGCACGATATCACTCCTTTAAGAAAAACAGTTAATCCTGCAAGTAGTAACCCTTTAAGTAGTACTGCATCTTCTAAGACAATAACAGTAACAGATACCTCCCACGGGTGTAATACAGGTGATTATGTAACCCTATCGGGATTCACGATGGGTAGTTCAGGACTGACTTCTACAGAGGTTAATGCCAACCACTCGGTTACAGTAGTTAATGTAAATAGCTATACAATCACAGTAACTACAGCAGCGTCTGGTACAGCTACTTTCGGAGGTGCTTCAGGTGTTTTAGAGTATGAGGTGGCTATAGGTAATGTGGACGAGGAGTTTGAATATGGTTGGGGCACAAGTACGTGGGGTGCAAGTACATGGGGCACAGCTCGTTCTACTTCTTCCATTGTACTAGCTCCTAGGATATGGTCTCTAGATACCTTTGGCGAGGATTTGGTGGCTACTTATGAGGAGTCTAAGATATATACCTGGGATTTCTCAGGAGGTGTTAGTAGTAGAGCTACCGCAGTATCTAATGCCCCTATACAAAATACAGTAGTATTAGTATCTAACCCAGACAGACATCTAGTTACCTTTGGTACTCACGACGGTAGTGATTATGACGCCTTATTAGTAAGATGGGCCTCTCAAGAATCCACTACAGACTGGACTGCTACTAGTGTAAATACAGCTGGTAGTCAGCGATTATCAGGTGGTTCTAAGATTGTGGCCGCTAAAAGAGCACAAGGTCAGGTATTAGTGTGGACAGACACAGACCTACACTCCATGCAATTTACAGGGCCTCCCTATACATTTGGTTTTCAGCAAATAGCATCACAATGTGGTGCAGCTGGCCCTAACTCAATGGTAGTATCGAACTCAGTAGCTTACTGGATTGGACAGCATAACTTCTATGTATATGATGGTTCGGTTAAAGCTCTAGAGAGTCCGGTACGTAGGTACGTATTAGATGATGTAAACCTATCCCAGCGTAGTAAGATTACAGCGGGACTTAACCAAGAATTTCACGAGGTGTGGTGGTTCTACCCATCAGCGACTAGTACAGAGAATGATAAATATGTTACTTATAATTATGTAGAAGGCTCTTGGTCGATTGGTACTTTAAATCGTACGGCCTGGGTAGATAGAGAGGTATATAACCTACCTATCGGCATTAAATCTACTGGTCAGGTATATGACCATGAAACAGGTAATAGTGACGACGGTAGCGCTATCCAAGCACATATCCAATCAGCGGACTTCGATTTAGACCAAGGAGACCAGTTGTTCTTAATGAATCAGTTTATTCCGGACACTACACAAGGTACTGGTGATATTAGCCTTACAGTAGGTGCTAAGTTATATCCAAACGACGCAGAAATTGCATATGGTCCCTATACTATATCGTCAACTACAGAAAAACTAGACCTGAGGATACGAGCACGTCAGATGAATATTAAATTATCTTCCGATACAGCAACAGGAGATAGATGGAGAGTAGGCTTACCTCGTATTAATATACAACCAGACGGAAGGAGATAAGATGGCAGTATTACTAAAAGAAAGATTTCCAATCCCACGAGACCAGTACGAAAAAGAGCAGTTAAATCAATTAGTTAGAGTACTAGAGCTAGCTTTTCGTAAAGTAGACTTTGAACTAGCAGATGATGCTGACCAGCGTGAAGCTGAAGGTTGGTTACTTAAATGAGTAACTTCTTTAAATCGTCAGGTACGTCTTTAATAAACACCTCAGCCACCACTTTACTAACAGCACCTGCCCAGTCGTCTTTTATCTTAAGTAGTGTTATAATATCAAACACTAACAGCGGTAGTAAGACAGTAACTGTGGATTTCGTTGATAGTAGCTCGGGGAATACATATAACATCGCCACTGACCTCAGCATAGGCGCAAAGACTAAAGTCGAATTATTAGACAACTCTTTCGTATTAGAAGAAGGAGATTCTATACAAGCTACCGCTTCTGCGGGAAACTGTATAGATATTATAATATCATATTTAGATAGGTATAGAGGCGCATAATGGCAGGTATACAAGAATTAGCACAGTACGGCAGAGGCAATGACTCGATGATTGCTCACGTAACTCCAGGTGAGATGATGGTTCCACCGGAGATGATGGCACGTCATCCGCAACTACAAAGACATTTATACCAAGCCTACCTAGAAGAAGGTATGGACCCACGTCAATTTAAAGTAGGTTCAGGTATTACTTCAATCAACCCAGTTACGGGTATGCCTGAGTATGGCTTCTTCAAGAAACTATTTAAAGTAGCAGCACCTGTAGTAGGCTACGCAATGGGTGGCCCTATGGGCGCAGCTATTGGCGGCGGACTAGCAGGTTATTCTGATGGCGGAGGCTGGAAAGGCGGTGTAAAGGGTGCAGCCCTTGGTTATGTTGGAGGCTCATTAGCAGCAGGTGGTGCGTTTGGTGACACTGTTTCAGGATGGTCTGGTGGCGGTATAGGCGGTGTAGGCGCTTTTGGTAACATAGGAGGCTCTGCAGGCACTTGGGGTATGGACGGTGTTAGTAGTGCTATTACTCGTCACGGCGGAGTAGGTAACGCTTGGAAAAACCTAGGCGGTAAAATAACTAGTAGTCCTATGGCTATGCTAGGAGTGCTAGGAGCTATTTCAGACGAGCCTAAGAAACCAACTGGTTCATCTTATAAGCCAAACGACGATAAAGGAGAACCTTTTGATTTAGACCATCCTCTTGAAGACTCAGACTCTACCACTACCGCTCCATCACACGCAATTACAGCAAGCACTCCTGGATATGGTACAGGATATAGTGATTTTAAAGCAGTAAAACAACCTTATTTAGAGACTGATTACATACCTTCTAAAACTATAGTACCCCCAGCTTGGGTAATTGGAAACCCTAATGTCTCAGATGAAGAGATAATGAAATGGTATAAGCCAGTAGCTTGGAAGGCTAGCGGTGGTATGATTAATCAAGGAACAACAGGTACAGCAGACGATGTGCCTATTATGGCATCTAAAGGCGAGTTTGTAATGACCGCTGATGCTGTACGAAACGCAGGAAATGGCGACCCTAGACTTGGCGCCAAGAAACTATATAATCTAATGTACGCACTAGAGGGAGCAAGATAAATGGCAACTCAAACAACCACAACCATAGGAGGCATCCCTGAGTGGATGGAAGACTATGCTAAGAAGACACTAGCATCAGGTCAAACTCTAACCGAAACACCTTACTCAGCCTATGGAGGTCAGAAACTAGCCGGCTTCACCGCCCCTCAGACACAAGCTGCTAACCTAGTACAGTCTAATGTAGGAGCAGGTCAAGCAGCCCTGACAGGTGCAACTGGTTTATTAGGAGAGCAAGCAAAATACGCCCGACAAGGCATCACTCAAGCAGGAGCGGGAACTCCTTTATTTGGACAGGGAGTTACTTTAACTGGACAAGGTTCAGGTTTAACTAAGGAAGCCGCGGCCGCGGCTAGAGGTGCCCCTGCTACATTTACTGCGATGATGCCAACATTGACAGGGATGTATACAGACACAGCACAAGCATACGACCCTAAGGCGGCAGGCGCCTTTATGAATCCTTACCAAGACGCAGTAACTAAGCAAGGTTTAGATGAGCTACGTCGTCAAGGTACAATGGGACTCAATCAGATTAGCGCAAACGCTGCTCAAGCAGGAGCATTCGGAGGCGCGCGCCACGGTATAGCCGAGGCAGAGCATCGTAGAAATATGCTAGACCAACAGAGTAAGTTTGTTAATCAAGCAAACGCTCAGAACTATGCGCAAGCACAGCAAGCTGCATTACAAAACTTCCAGAACCAGATGGCACGTCAAGCAGGCGCTGCTCAAGGTATTCAAGGACTAGGTCAAACTCAAGCAGGCCTGCAGTCTAATGTAGCAACTCAGTTAGGTCAGTTAGGTGGACAGTATGGTACGTTTGGTCAGCAGTTAGGTGCTCTAGGTAGTCGTTACGGGCAGATGGGACAAACCCAAGCAGGTATCGGCTCACAACTCGGTCAAGTTGGTAAAGGCCAGGCTGACATCGCTAGAGTTGCTAGAGGCTTTACTGGAGATGATATTTCATCACTACAGCGTATTGGTGATTTACAGCAAGTACAAGCTCAGCGTGGATTAGACTTAGATATGCAAGAGTGGCAAAGAAAGCAGAAGTACCCATATGAGCAACTTAACTTTATGAGTGGTCTGATTAAAGGTGTTCCGTACAGAACACAGCAGATGGCTACTACAGAAACACAAGACCCATCTAGAGCTAGTCAGCTACTAGGTGGACTAGCTACCTTAGCAGGAGCTGGTAAATCATTCGGATGGTGGGGTAATTAAATGAGTATCGCAGAAAAACTAATGGAGTTTTCTGCTTCTTTAAATGAAGTAGATAATTCAGATAAAGAGTACTACAAGAGTATGGACATGGCCGACAAGATGGCTATGGGCATGGGCGGTTTAGGTACTTTATATGGTAGCGCAGCAGAGCAAGCAGGTATGCCGGTTCAGGACTGGGCGAAACAACACCTAACTCCTGAAGCAATGGATGCAACAGGCATCGCGCTGTCCAATGCCGCTGCTAACTGGACTCCAGAGCAAGCTGCGGTTTTCGAAGGTATTCAGAATGCAGGTACTGCGGCGACTCCTATCACACCTGTTCAGGTACCTGCTACTACAGCAGATTCAGGATTCTACGGTGAAGGAGTACCAGCAGACTACTATAAAGACGCTGATATAAGGGAGCGTCAATTAAATAGACATGTTGGAATGGGCTGGGACGCGACTGACAATATGGGTCCAGGCATTCCGTCGATTTCAAGTAAGGATTTAAATAGAGCTCAAGAACAAACTCAAGACCTTGTGCAGACAGCAGTAGCAGACCAAGTAGATGATGTTAACAACACTACTCAAGCCGCTAAAGAAACAGAAGGATGGTCTGAAGAGCACTTTAGAGGTGCAATTAAAGTAATCGATGGCCTACTAGCACAGACAGACCCTAAATCAGCAGAGCATATGTCACTACAGAACCGTAAGGCTGATTTAATTAGAGTATATGAAGCTCAGACAGGTAATGAGAGCCCATACCGTGCTATGGAGAACCAGATTGCACAGAACAACGCGGCGGCAATGGCTAAAGAAAACGAGCTTATTCGTTTATCGGATGCTAAGCAGATGGAGCAAGCTAAGCGACAAGCTGAGGCCACTCAAGCTTATAATCGATACGCGCCAGAGATGGACCACAGCTCCAACGCAGGCGAAGCAGAGGCACAGGCAATTAATATGGCTAAGATGGCTGAGCAGAAACGTAAAGACGATGCTTATAATATGTTAGTTAAAGAGATGGAAGATTCAAAGAGCCCTATGGGTGAAGAACTAGCGCGTACGGCATATCTTAGAGAGCAAAGAGCAGATGCAGATTATGCTAAGCAGGATGCACTAGACACTCAAAGAATGCTTGCGGAGTGGGATGCTGAGACTGAGTATGAACAAAATGAGCAGGACACAGCAGAATTAATAGCAAACGCTAGAACAGGTGCAGGAGACACTCCAGACTGGTTAGGTAAAGCGCAAGGCGCGCCAACTGACACTCAACGTGAGCAGATGGTTAAAGCTGACCAAGCTAATACAGATAAAGCCGATTTAGAGTTACTAGAGAAGCAAGCTAACGATGCAGGATTTACTGGTCCTAACGCAATTCAGCAGTACCTTGATGCAGATGGAGACCCTGGCGTAGAAGATAATATCCTCGCTAGAGAAGAAATGAACGATATGATGGGCGCGGCTGAGCAAACTCAAGATACGATGGAAGAGGATGCTGATTTAGAGGCTATTGCAGACGCTTCACCTACAAGTACTGCGGAGGCAGTACAGGGTGTAACTGCTCTTAAGAAGAACGTAGCTAATAGTAAACTAACTCCAAGTGAGCGTGCAGAGAAACTGTTATTAGAGGCAGAGAAAGCATATACCAAAGACCCGGATTGGGGACTGGCTATGATGCAGTTTGGTTTGACTTTAATGTCAACTCCAGGTGACTTCCTAACAGCAGTAGGTAAAGCAGGTCAAGTAGCACTTAAGACCTACCAAGACACTAAGTCAGGTGCTTACGATAAAGGCGTTAAGAAAGAAGAGCTTGCGCTTAAGTGGGCGAACCTTGCAGATGCTAGAGCTAAAGAGCTCGCAGATGCTAAAGAGAAACAAATACCTATGTACTCGGTAGATAAGGACGGTAGGGTGGTAGAGACTAATATTAATAGACCTACTACTGAAGGTGAAGCGAGTAATGCGAGGTTAGACAATATGACTGACTTAATTATGTCTGATAAGATTAATGGGATATCTGAAGCAGACGCAGTTAAGTTAGCTCGCTCTTACCAAGGAATTATTGGTGAGTATATAAAGGACAACTTTAAAACGGGCGAGCGTACG